CCCTGGGCCGCGCCTGCATCGCCGCCGCCGCTGCCCTCGGCCGGTGGCCGAATGTGGCCGAATGTGGCCCAAAGGGGGAGGAATGATGCGCTTGGTGACTGAGCTTGAGGACAGACGCACCGACATGGAGCGCGAGGCAGCAGCAGTCTTGGCCATGCAGGCCATGCGCCTGCCTGGTTTTGTCATGCTGCCTGGCATGCGCATGCTGCACCGCACTTTTGCAAGCCTGGAAGATGGCAGGCCTGAGGACAGCGTTTGGTATGTGGCTGCTGCCCGCATGGGTCAAGGCTCGCCCTGGTTCCCCGATGGCTTCGGTGACGGTGAGGGGATTGATGTTCCCGACCCCGATGACCCAGCCACTGCAGGGTGCCTGTTGCGCCTGATGGGGCCAGTCTACAGAGCCAAGCAGCTGCTGGCAGCGCAGGACAACTACAAGCCGGCTTCTGACCTTTGGCGCGCGACGATGCTGTATGACCAGCCGGGCCGAGCTTACATGAAGGTAGCTCTGGAGCTCGGCCAATGGCCAGGCGGTGTGAAGTGAGCACCCTGGCAGACAGGCTGCGCGAGCTTGCACGGTGGGAGCATGCCGAGGCAGCACTGCTGGAGGAGGCTGCAGACCAGCTGGACAACCGCAAGCCCATCCGTGAGGGCTGTGCTGCCAACTGGCTGCAGCACCGGCTCCCCTCGGGCGACTTCACAGCGCAAGAGCTGGCCGATGGCAGCAGCATGGCGCTTCGCACCGTGCAGCAGGCGCTGGTTGACCTGAAGGCTGCAGGGCTGGTGGAGGTCATTGGAGTCAGGCGCAGGGGTGCTGGCAAAGGGAAGCACCCACATCTCTACCAATCAACGAAGAGGACAACCAACGATGAGCTATAGCAGCTTTATTGACAGCAAGAGGAGGCATGTAGCTGCATCAGGCTTCCGAGCTGATGTGAACCACCATGCGCTCTTCCCTTTCCAGCAAGCCATCGTAGAATGGGCACTGGACCTCGGGCGCGCTGCCATCTTTGCAGACACCGGGCTTGGCAAGACCTTCATGCAGCTGTCATGGGCTGAGCAGGTCTATCAGGAGACAGGCAGGCCGGTGCTCCTGTTGGCCCCGTTGGCAGTCGCTCATCAGACTGAGCGGGAGGCCAAGAAGTTTGGGATTGATGGTGCTGCTGTGGTGGATGGTGACTGTGACCAGCCCATCAGCATTGCCAACTATGAAAAGCTGCACCGGTTTGACTGCAGCCGTTTCGGTGGTGTGGTCCTGGATGAGAGCAGCATTCTCAAGAATGCCCAAGGGCGCACACGCAACCTGCTCATCAGGACGTTTGCCGAGACTCCGTATCGCCTGGCCTGCACTGCTACGCCAGCACCAAACGACCATACCGAGCTCGGCAACCATTCACAGTTTCTGGGGCTGATGGATGAGGCCATCATGCGTGCGAGGTGGTTTGTCAATGACCTGGGTGACACTGTCCAGCCTTGGAGACTCAAGCGCCACGCTGTGCAGGACTTCTGGCGATGGGTAGCATCGTGGGCACGCATGGTTGGGCAACCGTCTGACATGGGTGACTTCGAGGATGCAGGGTACGACCTGCCGAAGCTCCATGAGCACCTCCATCACGTCAGCGTCGATATCACAAGCAACCGCGATGATGGCATGCTGTTTCGGGTGCCAGATATGAGCGCCACAAGCGTCCACAAGGAGAAGAGGCTGACCGCTGGCGCGCGCGCTCGCTACCTGGCTGCGCTGGTCAAGAGTGAGCCGGATGAGCCTTGGGCTATCTGGTGTGAGACGGACTACGAGCAAGATGCTGTCATGGAGGCGCTGCCCGATGCTGTAGACGTGCGGGGCTCCATGAAGCCAGAGGAAAAGGCCAAGCGACTGCTGGCCTTCGTTGACAAGGGCGGGATGCTTGTCACCAAGCCCAAGATCGCTGCCATGGGTCTCAACTGGCAGCACGCTGCCCGCATGGCCTTTGTTGGCGGTAGCTACAGCTATGAGGCCTACTATCAAGCAGTGCGCCGTCAGTGGCGATTCGGGCAGCAGCGTGAGGTTCACGCTCACGTTGTGATGTCCAAGACTGAGGCAGCCATGTGGACTGCCATCCGTCGCAAGGCTGATGGCCACGCTCGAATGAAGCGCGCCATGTTTGCTGCATCTCGCCGGGCTGCCTTGGCAGCCAGCGCCCAAGAACCCTACCAACCGTCACATATTGCCCGCTGTCCTGCGTGGCTGACTGGGAGCCTGTAATGTCCATCCGCTGTCTTGATTCTCGCCATGGCGAAAACTGGAGCCTCTACCACGGTGATTGCGTGGAGGTGGTGCGGCAGATGCCTGCCTGCTCGGTAGACTTCACTGTCTACAGCCCGCCATTTGCTGACCTGTTCATCTACTCAGAGAGTGAGCGAGACATGGGCAACTGCAGCAGCGATGAGCAGTTTGCGCAGCATTACGGGCACCTGTTGACGGAGATGTTTCGGGTAATGCGACCTGGCCGGATTGCTGCAGTGCATGTCAGCGACCTGCCAGCCCGCAAGAGCAAGGAGGGCTTTATTGGGATGCGTGACTTTTCTGGTGATGTCATCCGAGCGCACACCGCTGCTGGGTTTCACTACCATGGGCGCTTCACCATTTGGAAGGACCCGGTGCGCGAGATGCAGCGCACCAAAAGCCACGGGCTGCTCTACAAAAACATCAAGGAGGACAGCACGCGCAACCGTATGGGCTTCCCAGATTACGTGTTGCTCTTCAAGCGTCCACCCATCACAAAGCAGGAGGAGGAACACGTCAAGCACGTCAGCCACACCCCTGAGCAGTTTCCGCTTGATGATTGGCAGCATATTGCATCGCCCATCTGGAGCAGCAACAGCACAGACAATGACCGCAAGCTCAGGCACCTGCATCATGCTTGGTTTGACATTGACCAGAGCAACACGCTCAACGCTCGGCTCGCTCGTGGCAAGGATGATGAGCGCCATATGTGCCCGCTGCAGCTGGATGTCATTGACCGGCTCTGCCTGATGTATGCCAACCCTGGAGAGGTCTGCTTGTCTCCGTTTGGTGGCATTGGGTCAGAAGGGGTGGGCGCTCTCAAGCGGGGCCTCAGGTACGTGGGTGTTGAGCTCAAGCGGTCATATTTCGAGCTAAACGCAAAGCATCTGGCCGAGGAAGAGGGAAGCGCACAGATCAGCCTCTTTGGGGCGTGATGTTCGTGACGTACTACCCCCACACCTTCGCAGCGCGCTCACCACAGGGCATTGATGTGCCCTGGCAGGCGCTGGCAGGTGACCTGGGCCGCTTCAGGCTTGTGGCTGGTGACAAGCAGCGCAGGCTTGACCGCTGCCCGCTGTGGTCTCCTGTGAGGCTCTGTGAGCCTCGCAGGGTGGCCAGGAATGTGGTGGACGTAACTGCGCTGGTGCTGGACTACGATGATGAGGCAGCACTGCCCCTGCCCGAGGCAATGGGCAAGTGGAATGGGCTGGCAAGGGCTGGGTATACGACCTGGAGCCACACCGAGGAGGCCCCGCGCTGTCGTGTGGTGCTGCCACTGGCCAAGCCTGTTCCTGGTGTGTGGTGGTCGCTGCTTTACCGAGACATCCTCCAAGCTCAGGGCAAGGGAGCAGACCGGGCATGCAGTGACCCCAGCCGGGCCTACTACGTGCCAGCCGAGGGCGCGGGAGGGCCCCACAGCGCCCTGCAGGCCTCGGGTGAGCTGCTTGACCTGTATGAGCACGCTGAGAGCTTGAATGATGCCCAAGGGCGCAAGCGAGCCAGGCAGGAGGAGGAGCGCAGGCAACGGGCTGAGGCAGCCAGGGCCAAAGCCCAGCAGAGCCACACCGACTACAGCACAGCCGAGCGCACTGCGCGCAAGCTCTACCGGTCTGACCCAGATGCCCGCAGGAGGGCTGCTGACCTCGTGGGTGCAGTGGTGGTCACCAGTGGGGCTGAGGAGCTTGCCAGAAAGGCACCCTGTCCGGACTGCAGGCGCGATGATGTGTGGTGGCCCCTCGTGCCTCGTGGGGCAGGCTGGGTGCAGTGCAACCACCGAGACTCATGCGGCTACGCCGCTTCCCTCTTCGATTACTTGGAAGCAATGACATGACAAACCGCAGGCGCATCATTGAGGCAGCTGGGGTCAACCTTGCCGCTGATGCCATTGACCTCAGCCAGTATGCCCCTCCAGTGCCACCTGAGGGCTTGGGTGACCTGCCTGACCTGGATGGCAGGGGCACCAATCTGTTCCGTGGCGATGAGGCCGAGCTGGCTGACCTGTTCCTGCAGTGTTGGCTGGGTCGCCACTCGGTGGCAGTGAACGGGGAGGTCTGGCAATGGCAGCCCGAGGCGCGTGGCTGGGTGAGGCTGTCTGCTGACCTCATGGTGCAGATGCTGTCTGTGGCTGCTGGGGCTCGCATTATCAATGGGGTGCGGGAGGATGGCAGCCCAAGGCATCGCCCGTTGGCCCTCACCAACAGCAGGCTCAGAGGAGCCATCGCCATTGCCACAAGCAAGCTGACAAGGCCCGAGACCGAGGGCCCATGGTGGAAGGCTGACCGCGACTTCACCACAGGCCTTTGTCAGTTTCGCGACCGGGCAGTGATGGTCACGCAAGAGGGGCCAGGCCGGTTGACCTGGAGCACGGTGGAGCCCTCACCTGACCTCAGGGTGAGAGCTGCTCGGGTGCTGCCTGCTAAGTTCCAGGGCATGCCCGATGACCTGGAGGGCTTGAGGGATGTGTGCCCTGAGTTTCACCAGGTCTGCTCCGATTGGTGGGGGCACCATGGTGGAGAGGAGCTCGCAGCCAGACAGCGAGCCGTCTTGGAGTTTTTGGGTGCCTCGCTGCTCGGGATGGCCCCGATGATGGCCAGGGCAGTGATGCTGTATGGCGAGGGTGGCACGGGCAAGAGCACGCTGATTGAGCTGCTGACCCGCTGGTGCCAACCTCAGGCTGTGGCCTCGGTCACACCGCAGGACATGGGGGTCAACCGGTTTGCCTCTGCTCAGCTGGATGGTGCGCTGCTCAACGTGGTGGATGACCTGCCTGCTGAGCCCATCAAAGATGCCGGTGCATGGAAAAGCAGCATTACCGGTGGGCGCATGGGTGTGGAGCGCAAGGGGCGCGATGGGTACACTATCCACCCAAGAGCGGGGCACCTGTATGCTGGCAACCGGCTGCCAGTGGCTGTGCGGGCCAACACGGGCTTCTGGCGCCGATGGCTGGTGGTCGAATATGACCGGGTATTCGCGGGCACCCAGCATGACCGGGACGTGCTGACCGCACTGCTCGATGAGACACCAGACCTGGTGTGCTTTGCTCTGCGGGCCTTCCTGGACACTGGAGGCAAGGGAGGCAGGGGCTACACGCTGCCTGCATGTCATGCCCGCATGCTCCATGAGTGGGAGACCATCAGTGACAGCGTGACTGCCTTCTGGGCTGATGCTGTGGAGGTGCTGGAGCCGGGCAGGCCTCGGGCTGATTGGTGGCCCCGTGCTCTGGTCTATCGGTCTTATCGGGGCTGGTGCGAGGAGGGAGGGCGCAAGCCTGTGGCTGCTGCTGAGTTCTACCGGCGCATCATCGCGCTGGGTGGCCAGGTGGCCAAGAGCAATGGCCAGCGCATCCTCAACCTGCAGGTCAGGACTGAGACCGCCCTGCCAGCAAACCCGAGCGGTGGTGCCTGGTGAGCTTGACTGCCTTGGCTGAGCACTTTGCTGCCGAGGGCTGGCAGGTTGACCGGTGCTCCTTCAATGGCGCACCGCTGGTGACTGCCACGCGCGGTGTGCTGTTGGTGTCTGTCCTTGAGCATCGTGGCAGCTGGCTGGTCATGCATGGCGCTGGCAGGGCCATGGTTGGCCTCGGTGACCTCAAGGCGGTGCAGCAGGAGCTCCAGCGATGATGGAGGGCTATGCCACTTACACAGGGACCAAGCGCAATCAAAAGGCACTGAGGCTGGCAGGTTGGCGGTGGATTGTGACTCCTGACACGTTGACCCGCTATGCTTGGCGGCGTCCTAAGTGGGATGACGGCACGCCTGCGCCCTATGCATTGGACAACGGTGCTTGGGGCTGCTTCCAACGCGGTGAGGAGTGGGATGAGGCCAACTTTTTGCGCAGCCTACGGAGTGTCGGTGTGGGCGCTGATTGGGTTGTGCTGCCTGACATCGTGGGTGCTGGCTTGCGCAGCCTTGAGCGCTCGCTTGCCTGGTTGCCACGCATTGAAGGCCAGGTGCTACTCCCGGTGCAGGATGGCATGGAGGTGAGCGACATTGCCCCGCACATTGGTGGTCGTGTGGGTGTCTTTGTCGGTGGCTCTACTGAGTGGAAGCTGGCCACGATGCACCAGTGGTGCCAGCTTGCCAACCGGGCAGGAGCCACAGCACATGTCGGACGGGTGAACACGGTGCGCCGGATTCGGCAGTGCTCGGTTGCTGGGGCGCACAGTTTCGACGGCACCAGCTGCACGCGGTTTGCTGTCAATGTGCCGATACTGGATGCTGCCCGTAGGCGATGCACACTTTTCTACCCGCGAGTCAGGGCAGGTTCAGGGCAGGTTCAGGGCAGGCAAAATGGCTAAGCTGCCCCAACGATATGACCGGCTACCACTTTACTTTCTTGGACTCAGGGCAGGTAGGGCAGGTATATTGAAGTCCTTACGCATGAGGGAGGTCTATAAGTATAAAGGAGTTGGAAAAAGCTGCCCTACCTGCCCCAAGACTCTGAGAGCACTGTGCTGGAGGGCCATGACACCGGGGCAGGTAGCCTGCCCTGCTTGCCCCAGACCTGCCCTGTCAGGGCAGCTCGGGCGCTCCACTGACTCTGTGGGCTACTCTGGCCCCATCGACCGACAACCAACGAAGAGGAAACCCATGACACCGAGACTGGTGACGTACCGAGCAGGGGGCCACGGTGTGGCTCGCATGGCCTGGGTCATTGCTGACCAGGGCAACCGGCTGGAGCTTGTGACGCTGGGCACGAGGGAGCGGCGCACGCTCACCGAGGCTGAGCGGGCAACCGTGCTGGACTACAGAGAGCCCAAGGTCGTAGCACCGAGGGGCCTGGCCGAGCTTGCTGCTCATGTTCACTGAGCGCGATTGGCAGCGGTTCCTCATGGGTGACACTGAGACCCTGGAGGAGAGGCTGCGCAAGTGGGGGCACCATGGCAAGCATGCTGATGCCTTGCTGCTCATGTGCAATGGCTACAGCTGTCAAGAGGCTGATGCCTTGCTGGACTTGAGACCGGGCAAGAGCCTGGCTGTGGCCAGACGGGCAAGGGTTGAGGTGCGTGAGGCGCTGTGCCAACGTGCTGTGCTGAGCATCCTGACCCACAAAGCGCAGGGCATCCGAGTGCTGGCCGATGAGCTGCAACAGACTCAGCAGGCAACAAGGAACCGACTGCAAGCCCTGGCCAAGCGTGGCCTGGCCTTGAGTAGTTACTCGGCATGGCGGCTGGGTGTGGCACCTCAGGTGCTTGAGGCCTTCGTTACTCGCACAGAGCTCCTGACCTGCAATGAGGTTGAGGACCGGTGCGCGCTCACCATCTCATCGGTGAGGAGGGGCGTCAGAGCCTTGGTCAATGATGGGTGGCTGCTGTGGAGTGGCATGCGCTCCGGTGTGAGCGGTGCGCCGAACCAGTATAGGCGGACTCGATGAGAATGCCGACCAGCACTAAACTTGCATCGAGGCCCTCATTGGGCGGGGGCTGCCTCGTCGAGAACAAGCCCCCCGCCCCCCCTCCGGGTCATCGGGCATGC